AACTTGAGGTCAACGCCCAAAATGGAGCGCGTGTCGAAGATGACATAGTGGTAGCGCCGCTTGCCGGCGATGGCTACGTTGGTGTGCTTTTCGGTATGCAGTTCCTGTGCAACTTTGATGTTGCGCTTAGCGAAAAAACTGCGCCAGCATTCCAGCTGCTCTTGAGTGCAGTGCATGCCAAAGTGACTGACGGATGCAGGGTTGTCTTGCATCCAGTTCGGGCCGCGTTCGTAGTGCAGCACCTCGAACTCGCGCGGTGAACCTAACTCGTAGTTATAGGCCAAGCTACCGACACTGACAACGTCCTGCTTACTGCGCACGTTGCCGCGGGCAGTAACCTTGTCATTGATCCAGGACGTTGCGCCCATTGCCGTGAGCAGCTCGATGGCGGCGCTGGGGTCGGGCGGACAGATAGCGATCTGGTCAATCTGCAGATTCATTTGATTCTCCTTGGGCGTATGCAGCGATGAAGTCGTAGTTGGTCGGGCGGTCAGCGCCGCGCATGAAAAGCATGTCGCAGTAGTAGTGGATGCCGCTCAGCCCGCCCTTTGGATATATGTCCAAGCGCTTTGGCCAACCTGTGACCGGCATTAGCCCTGCGTCCATGATGTGCTTGGCGCAGCGCGCAAAATCTCGCGACTGGCGCTTACCTTGAGCGCCGTGGAACTCCACAGCCAGCGCGCGCACGGTGTCGAGTCGGAGTGCAGGTATGATCTCATACTCTGCACCTTCGGTGTCGCACTTGATGAAGGTCGGTTGATAGCGCTCCTCCAGTTTGCGCGCGGCGTATGTTTTGATGCCGGCGAAGAAAGTTTTCTTGCTGCGCTGCCGTCGCTCATCCATGGTGTGCGCAGTGCACAAGTAACCGCGTTCCAAGCTGGCGGTGGCCACTGCCATTTCGATCGTGCGACCGTCGGCAGTCACGCCCGCGTGGAACAACTTTACTCCTTTGGCCGGTTCGGCGGCAGCGTGAGCCGGCGGCAGCGGCTCGAAGGCATACACCTTAGCGCCGGTGGCCGCCATGTAGTTCGCTATGAAGCACACGTTGGCACCGAAGTCCAGTGCGACATCGGTCGCGGTCAACCCGACCTTGTCCACGTTGCGCAACGAACCTAGGCAGGTCCGGGTATTGACGTCCAATTCTGTTTTGCGGATTTTGCTATTCATATTCGCCTCAGAAAAATGATTGCTCGGTGCGCAGCTGGTCACACACGTGATTGATTTCCGACAACCGTTGAACGCAGCAAGTGCGGCATATTTCCGGAAGCTTAGCTATGTCCAGTTGGCTGTATTTGACCACGGCAGACCAAATCTCTTCCCATGGCTGCAGGAAGATGTTGCCCAGGTCGTATGCCTGCGGTTCCGCGCGCGTGTCTCCTGCAGTGATGCAGCAGGGGAATACGGACCCGTCGCTGTCAATGTATAACTGGTAGAGTGCAGCGTGACAGCGATTGAACTTCTGCACCCCACGTGGCGACGAGTCGACGTCGGGCCAACGGGGATTGCTGTTGGGGTATGCGTAGCGCGTGTCCATTCTCGTGATGCCGCGAGCGCGCCCCCACTCCAGCACCTCGCCAACGTGGTGTTCGTTATCAGGATGAACCGTGATGCCAAGCTGCACATTGGTGCCGAGTGCCATCAACTCCTCGATATGGGCCAGCACCTTGCGCAGCGGCGTGTGACCGCGCACCTTTGCATACAGCTCCGGCTCCACCGCATCAAGCGAGCACCGCACCCACGCGGCCTGCCGCAACAGGTCACGGTCTATGTGCGGCGGCACATAACCTGTGATGGTCATGCCGAACGCGATGCTGCGGTCGAGGTGCCAGCGCATCACATCATTGAAATCTTGATGGGCCATGGGGTCGCCGCCGGAGTAGCAAATACTTTCCACCTTGTGGCGCAACCGATCCGCCACGGTGAGGTACGCAGCCACCGACATCTTGCGTTGAACCCGCAGGGGATGCTGACAGCCGATGCAGCGATTGAAGCATGCGTCGGTCAGCGCCACCTGCAAGCTGAATGGGGCGCCATTACTGCCGTTGGCTGCGCGCGCGTAGTATTGGGCTATCTTGGCGGTTCGGCCATCGAATTGGAAAGTCATATCATGCTCCGTATGGAATGTCGCAACCGGTAAGAAACTTGTGGTGTACTTTGGTCTGCAGCAGGTACGCTATAAAGTCCGCCACCAACACAGGCGGCGTTTCTTCGCCGGTCAGCAATGCCGACCGCTGGTAGCGCTGCGCCTCCTCCAAAGACCAGCCGCGAGTCTCGATCACGCGCGCGTCAATATGGGCACTCATGCCAGTTCCTGCTAACCGGTTCGGCGAGATGCTGAACACGGTGATGTCCGGGGCCAACTCACGCGCCAGTTGCTTGGTCAGGATCAACGCCCCGCCTTTGCTCGCGTTGTAGGCCGCGGAGCACCGCATGGGCATGTGGGCCGCATTGCTCACGATGTTGATCACCGTCCCTTTCTGCTGCCTGAGTTGCGGCAGCAGCGCTTGAGTCATCAGAAAAATTCCCTTGAGGTTGGTGTCGATGATGCGATCCCACTCCTTTTCGGTCACCGCGTGCAGCCAGTTAATTTCGTTGATGCCTGCGCAGTTGATCAACACATCAACCTGCTGGTCAAGCATCAGCAGCGCCACGTCCAAGTCCGGCCGGGTGACGTCTCCGCCGGACTCCAATGAGTAGTCAAACACGCGGTGTCGCTGCTCGTGCAGCGCGCTCACGATGTAAGCGCCTAGACCTTTGCTGCCGCCGGTCACGATGATGTTGCTCATGGCGCACGCTCCAGTGGCTTTTCTTGTTTCAGGTAATCGCAGATCGCCGCGTAGACCGCGGCGTCACGGATTGAGTCCGGATGAGTCAGGCCAGACTGTGCGAACCGGCACACCTTGACCATCAATAACTCGAAGTTGTGCCACACCGCGAAGTCTTCACGGGTGCGCAGTGCCACACCATCCGGAAACATAGCAGCCAGCGCGTTGGCCACCATCTCGAAGTTGTCGCCATACACTGCGTTGCGTTCTGCGAAAAGGACTGCCGCTTGTCGCAGTGCAGCATCAGGTCGGGGGCGACCGTCCAAATTCATCGCTGTCACGCGAGCGGTGGGCGCGGGGTCGACGACCATACGGGAGTCTCCTGAGTTAGCTTTTTGAGGTAGTCTTCTGGATCAATTGCGACTTGCTTTGCGATGAACCCGCGAGCACGGTACATCTCACAAACGTCGGCGCGATCATCGTAGCAAATCTCGATGTCATCGCGACTGCTGCGAGCCAACAGAGCGGTCAACATGTCGCTCTTCACCAGTGGCGATTCGCGCTCATCGCCATCCCGGCGCATCAACATTCCGTAGTAAGGCATGCCGTGCTCGCGGAGCCACGCCATACGAAGTTTGCGGTAGCGCTCCGGCATGCACGTGAACAGCCACACCTCGCAGTTCTCGCGGAGGAGGTGCGAGTTGAACGACCAATCGTGCATTGACATGCTGTGGTAGGTGTGGAACCTGGCCATCAAGTCTGGATGTTCCATGTTGATGAATGGCCTTCGCCACCGGTCGTCGTTGAGGACATTGTCCACGTCACAGATGATGATGGGGCGCATCACATTGCCTTCCCGTCGACCGCGACCGGCGCAGCCTCGTGGCGCACCGACCAGAAGCGCTCGCGCGCCGCGGCTCGCACCGCATCGTTGTCCATCGCCGGCAGGTACACTGGACACTCCTTCTTGCCGTAGCGCGGAAACGCGCAGGTGCCAGTAGCCGCGCAGTGCACTTCTATGAATTCTTCTGCCCACGGATGAGTCTCCACGACCAACCGGCGCATCTCGCGAAAGGCATCCTGATATTCGCCCTGCGTTCGCGTGCAGAGTCGCAGCTTGGCCATCTCGTGCAGAGTGCGGAGGTTGAACTTGGCCATGATGGAGGTGGTGATGTGGGTGGGCAGGATGCCTCGCGCATCCTGAATGGGCGCTCCGTCATCCACCAGATTCCCGTAGACCATCAGCGCCGCGGCCACACCGGCGTCCCACTCCGCTTTCAGATCGAGGTTGGCGGCAATGCTCGGCGGGCACTCCACCGGCTGGCTGCGCGCGTCGACCACGCGCATGGCCTGTTGAGCATACGAACCGGTACGGGTCCGCACCAGCTGATGGGTGAAGGCGCGCGTCACTCCGCTGATTCTGAAAACGTAATCGACAAACTCCCATGACGACTTGATGGTGTCGCGCATGTACTCCAGATGCTCGCGCTTCTTCTCCTCCGACCACTGCGCCGGATCTTCGGCGACGGTCAGCCGGGTGTTCTTCGTGCCCAACAAAAGGTTGAGCGCGTCCGGGGTGCAGCTAATTAGTTCGACTTTCATTGATGTCTCCTGCCTGTGTTAGATCGCGGCCAGCCGCCCAGCGTAGCGATCCCCTGTGATAAGTTTCTTGATGCTTGCAATGTCGTGGACGAGATCATCCAACAGGATGTTGCGCCAAGTGGCGAACCTGCCCAATGAATACACGCCCCACTTTTCGGTCATCTGCAGCAGCAGCGCACGGCGCAGGGAGTCACGTATGGGCGCGATCTTTCCGTAGCGCTGCTTGTTAGATTCGAGCGAGCACAGGCGCTCAGGGGCAACCCCAAACGCCATAGATAAGATTTCGCGCTCGTGGTCTTCTGCGAGTGAGCGCCCGATAGACTCAGCTATCAACAACGAACCGGTGATGGAGGCGCGGTACAAGTTGATGTCTCCTCGCGGAAAGTATAACGTCTGGAACACATCGCAACCTACGACCCGGTAGCGCCGCACGTTGATGGGTGAGCTCTCAAAAACAACGTCCTCGCCGAACTCCATCCCCAAATCCTTCAATGTCGCCGGGAGCGGCACGGTGGTGATCACCGGCTGCTCCTCCTGCACGAGTCGCCGGATGTCGATGGCCCTGCCCCAATTGATGCGTCGCCCTACGTTGTCCACCAGCCGCGTGTAAAAATCCTCCGGCGCAATCCAACGCTCGACAGGATCAAGATTCCATATGCTACGGTCGTTGGCTATTTGCCCGATAACCTTCGCTGAGTAAGCATTGGCCAGCGCCAGGTTGGGTGTGACGTAGCCGCCATCCCAAATCGCCTTGCGCACGGTAACCCGCCGGAACTCGACGCCGGTGAGCGCTGACACCTGCTCAGCGCGGAACCGGAGTAGTGCCTTGTGATGTTGCGTCGGTTCCGGATCGCGCTCGTGAACTATGGCATTGGGCCAAGCGTGCGCGGCTATCAGTCCGCTGAGGCCGGCACCAACAATTTGTGGGGTCATGCGACGACCTGCTTGGGGCGACGTGGTAAGGTCACCTTGCGCCGTTTCCCTAGCCACTTGCTGCGCAGCAGTGCCAGCAGAGTGGCGCGCGTGTCATAACCGAACCGGTCATTGATCTCCAGCACGGTGGCGCGCCCTCCGGCGTCTACCAGCCAGTTCACTACAGCGCGGCGCTCAGACCCCGACTGCAGCAAAGTCTCAGCAGTCTCGCCATTGATAAAAATTACGTCGCCGTCGGCCAGTACCGGTGGTCGCCCAGCTGCGGGTTGCTTGCTCATGATGACTCCTCTGGATGGGTGTGCGGATTGTCGCCTGATTCCGGCGAAACGCAAAGTCTTTGGAAAAAAATGCTGTGGCGGTATTGGGCGGCCTAGGGACGGCCGGCAGGAGGGGAGGAGCCGTGGAGTACAAGTACAACGGCCGGCAGGAGGGGCATGGAGGTGGGGCAGGGCAAGGGGCAGGGGTGAAACGAGGGGCCGCCCTGCGGCCTGACGTGGGCCTAGGGACGGCCGGCAGGAGGGGAGGAGCCGTGGAGTACAAGTACAACGGCCGGCACGGGTGCCCGGGTCGTGAGGCGACCCGGGTACCCGTGCGGTCAGGCAGCTTGGGCGAACTCCTCCGCCAGCTGCCACAGCCCGCGATTGAACGCGAGGTCAACGGTGATGTTGTTGATGCGCCCAGAGCGGACGCGGCGAGCGTTGGTGTTGCGACCTTCCAACCCTCCGCTCATCAGATTTTCCTGCACACGGTTCATGACGCGCCAGAGGTCGCGCCCTTCATCATCTTCGCGCCGCGCCGCCAGCATGCCGCTCACCGGGTAGCTGGCGGCGCTCTGGCCGAACCGGATCTGGGCAGCGCGCTCGGCGAAGCTGACCACTTTCTGGTCGTCCAACTCGATCTGCTTCCAGTCGCTGGAGCGCTTCACCGCCAGCTCCTGCCGCGCGATGATCAAGTCCATTGCCTCTGGCAACTGCAGCAGCGGCTTGATGCTGTGGCGAAAGCTGAAGGCATCCTCTGTGGTACCGACCATCAAGCCATTGGCGCAGATGAACCTGAAGTATCCAGCGTCCATCCGCAGTGACGTCTTGCCGTTGTGGCTGTTCCACAAAAGCACGGTCGGCACGCCTTCGCTACCCATGCGCGCAGCGGGCGCCAATGCCTGTGTGCGCGCGATGGCGTCGCGGTGAACCATCGTGACCAGATGGCGCACCGTCATGGGGTCGCGCTGCCGCGGGTGATCCTGCTTTGCGCCAGTGATCATGAACCCGCGATCCAACAATCCTTCGACGATGCTGACGGTAGGTGCGAGCGCGTAACGCTCGGTCAAATGCGCCGCCTTGTAACCCGCCATGGCCGGCGCGGCGCGCACTGCCTCATCCAGCGTCAAGGTGTTGAGGCTCATCATGTTCATCATGTCAATCTCCTGCTCGTGGTAAAGTGCGAAATGATTTTGCTCGAGTCGCTCCGAAAAAGAAACTTTTTGAAGTCACAAAGAATGCCCGAAGCTGCGGTGTTCGGGGCCGACACCAGGAGCCGCCTTGGTTGCGCTGGATGACGAGTCCGGCGCGGCGGTGCAGATCAGTCGTTGAGGATGTGCAGTCGCAGGCAGCCGAAGCGCTGCTGGTACACGATGGCGAGCAGTTCGCCTGCACCATCCGTTTGAAGGTGGTGGAACACGAACGGCTCCTTGTTGCCCATGTCGGTTTCGATGGTTCGCGGCAGCGGCGCGTCTGGCGCGAGTTCGAGGCTGGATGCTTCGGTGCAGAACTTCAGCGGCTCGAACTCCGTGACACGCTGATCGCCGCGTGCGATGTTGATGGGCATCACTTCGTCTCCTCGACGTTGGCGCGGCGCAGGATGGAGGTGTTGCGCTCGCGGCAGCGCTTGATGGCCTCGCCGATCATGTTGCCGACGAACACGACGTCATCCGCAACCTCGGCCGGCAGGTCAGCGATCTCGGCGGACTCAATCACGCCGAGGAC